AACTCCTACCCGTTGGATTAAAGAAAATGTTCAGGGTTTCAAGGAAAGATTTGAAGATGCGAAGTACAATTTCAGGGAAATGCTTCAGGATTTAGCTGTCAACAGGGTTAAAGAACAGAGTTCAAGGGACAATCCTGTACTGTTGATTGCTCTACTGAACGCTCACTGGGCAGATAAGTATCGACCCCAGACTATTGCGGTGGACGATACGGCTAAAGAGGTTCTTGGTGAGATGCGTGACCGCTTCAAGGCTATGAAGAAGGTAGATAGTTCTGAGGAAGTATCTGAGGTTAGTCCTGAACAACAGGTCGAAGATATATTAAAAGGTAAGGGATTCGAGCGTAGTGAATAAGACATGGCAACATCCCAGTCCTCTACGAAAATAAACGAACTTGCCGATTACATCTATGAAAAAATAGATTTCACCCCTACCCCACTCCAGCAACCCATCCTAGCTTCCCGAAAGAGATTTATATTAGTCGCTGGTGGTGAACAGGCTGGTAAATCTATGGTCGCAGCCAAGTATTTACTCGCAAGATTTCTGGAAAATTCCGATGCTGGACTCTACTGGCTCGTTGCAGCTGACTACGAAAGAACCAGAGCAGAGTTTGAGTATCTGGTAGATGACTTTGCACAGCTGGGATTACTAGCTGAAGCGTCTAAAAGAGTAGACCCCGGAAAGATAATACTCGCAGACGGTACTAGGATAGAAACTAAATCTGCTAAAGACCCACGTACTCTGGCAATGAGGGCACCTAACGGAATAATTGGTTGCGAGGCATCACAGCTAGACCTAGAAACTTTCAATAGACTGAGAGGAAGATGTGCCCCTAAGAGGGGATGGCTGTTCTTAGCAGGAACTTTTGAAGGTTCCTTAGGGTGGTATCCCCAGATGTATCAGGCATGGCAGCATTCTGCTGGTGAAGATGAAAAATCTTTCTCACTTCCAAGTTATTCAAACCAGTATTTATACCCCGGTGGAAGAGAAGACCCGGAGATTTTAGCACTGGAACGTGCAGCGTCAGACGATTTCTTTATGGAGAGAATAGAAGGCATACCCTCACCTCCACAGGGTATGGTCTTTTCAGAAATCAGACCTGACTTACACGTTGAAGATGTTCAGTACGAACCCGATGTTCCCGTTCATATCTGGATTGACCCCGGTTATTCAGAGGCTTATGCCTGTGAAATAATTCAGGTAGTAGGCGACCAAGTGCGAGTTATAGATGAAATATACGAAAGGAACCTAGTTACTGATGAAATAATAGATATTGCACAGTCGAAACCGTGGTGGAGAGATGCACAGTTCGGAGTGATAGATATCGCAGGGAACCAGCATCAGGCTATGGCTGCTCCTGCAGAAGTATGGCTTGAAAGGACTGGGATATTTTTTGATTCAGAAAAAGTAAGAATCAATGAAGGAACTGAAAGGCTGAAATCTTTTCTAAAGACAGACCCTGTTAACCAGAGAGAGCCTAGAATAGTTTTTAACCCTAAATGTAAGGGCATTTTATCCGAGTTCGGAGTACAGCCTAACCCTTTCGATGGACAGACCCGTGCCTACCGCTGGAAAATGGACCGGGATGGTAATATAGTAGGCAATACTCCAGAGGACAGATACAATCACGGAGTTAAGGCTGTGATTTACGGTCTGATTAACAGATACGGTTATGGTTATATCTCAGATAACAAGATAATAAAGGTAAAACGCTGGTAAATGGCTAACTATAAACCTGAAGAAATCATAGCTTTAGTCGATAGTCACCACGACCAGACCGAACCCCTGCGTTCACGAATGGATAACGACCATAAACTCTATCGCTTAGAAGAGTTTGACGCTGGAGAAGGCTACCAGTCGTACACTTCAAACGAACCACAGGTCTATGCAGACAAATTAATCTCTTGGATGACCACCGCAGAGATGGTTATACGTATTCCTTACGGTAATTCCGACAGGGAACAGCGAGAGAATAACGATGCCAAGGAAAGATTTCTGTCAGGAATACTTAAAGCTGCAGACGACAGGCTGATGAACAAGTTTCAGCCTACGGCAAGACAGCAGATGGCTTGGTTCATTACCCTCAGGGGATGGTGTGCAGGCAGGGCACTGCTGGTTAAAGACGATGACGGTGAAACTTACGTTGATATTCAGCCGTGGGACCCGATGCATACCTACTGGGGTGAGGGAAAGAACGGAATAGCATGGGCTTGTTATAAGACTATTAAGACTCCATCAGAAATTAAGGCTATATGGGACGTTGATTTAAAGGGAGAAGGTACAGATACAGGTGATGAGGAGGGCGTTGATGTTTATGACTTCTACGATAAGGAAGATAATATAGTCTGTACTGATGACACGGTTCTTAAGAAGAGTACAAAGCACGGTTCAAGCAGACCACCCGTATTTCTGGGACCCGTAGGTGCCACACCCCTAGTCCAGTCGATAACCGATACTGGAAATAAGGATACCATCGAAGATTACGGTGAATCCTGCTACAAATCCTCACGGGACCTGTTCGATAAGCATAACTTTATGATGAGCGTCATGCTTGAACTGACAGCACGGTCAAGAAGACAGGGATTAAAAGTAAAATCCCGTGATGGTACCAAGACACTTGAAGAAGACCCGTTCAAAGAAGGCTCTGAGATAGCACTCGGTCAGGGAGAGGACGTAGAACCCCTCGGATTACTTGAGATGGCTAGAGAATCAGGGGCTTTTATGGGTATGGTGTCAGGTGAGATGCAACGAGGTGGCTTACCACACTCTATATACGGTCAATTAGAATTTCAATTATCAGGATTTGCAATAAATACCCTCAAACAGGGTGTTGAAACCGTTCTTGTACCCAGATTGGCAGCGTTAGAGAAGGCATACAAAAACATTTTTCAGTTAATATGCGACCAGTATATTACCGGAGCCTTTAAATCTATCGAGGTTAGTGGTCAAGACCAGAATAGGATGTACTTCAAGGAAGAGATATCCCCTGAAATGATTAAAGATGCAGGAGATGTTGAAGTTACCCTAGTTGGTCAGCTGCCTCAGGACGAAATGTCGAAGATGAGTATGGCTCAGATAGCAAGGGAAGGACCTTCACCACTACTGTCAGATGTATTCATCAGGGACAACATCCTAGGGCTGCAGTCAGCAGACCAGATGGATGATTCTATTAAGACACAGATGGCTGAGAGTATGTTGCCCGAAGCAGGGCTTTGGTCTATGCTTCAGGCTGCTCTACGCTCAGGAAGAGAAGACCTAGCACAGTTTTATCAGGGCGAACTAATGCGTTTATTCCAGATGAAACGAATGGAACAGGTACAGATGATGCAGGGTATGGCTCCGCAGGGAGGAGGACCTCCACCTCAGGGACCACCCGGACCACCACCTCCTATGGGGGGACCTCCTATGGGAGGACCTCCGGGATTACCTCCACAGGTAATGCCTGATGCAGGACTGGGAGTTCCACCAGTTCCACCTACCGCTCCAGTTGGTCCGTCAGTACCTCCGGGTACTCCAAGACCGGGGGCACAAAGCAGTGAAAACAGGCTGGCTAACATGGGATTAATACCACCAGCAGGAGGATAAGCTATGGCTAGGGAAGATTACGAAACTACCGCACAGCGTAATGCAAGAATGCGTGGTTCAAATGCAAAGCAACAAGCACAGCGTGCTGCTGAACAACAGGCGATTGCATTACGTAAAATTGCGGAAGAAAAACAAAGACAACAAGAAATCTACAATCAGATGAGGCGTGATAATACAGCTAATTCTCAGGAAGGGTGGATGCTTGGGGACTCTATGCTTACTGGATTTGGTGATATAAGTCGAACAATAGCACCTCCATATAATAGAGCTTCTGATAGAAGTTTAGACCCAAGAACCGGAGGGGGGAATCCCTTTGCAAATTCAGAGTGGGGAGAGGATACGGGAGTAAGCCAATCCGTTCACGGGGGTAAAGTTGATTGGGATATTGAGCCTTGGTATATGCATCAATCAGCTGGTACGGGGAAGTTCGATATGCGTATTCTTCCTGCTAATAACTCAAAGTCAGGTGGAGTATTAGGTATTGGTGGAAGTGAGGTGGGAAAGGAGACAGGGTTAACTGATGAGGAATTTGAGCTGGCATGGGCACAACAAATTGCAATGGGTAAAAAAGCTCCGGGCCAGCTGAAGCTATTGGCAGGGGGTACAAATGCTCC